TAATTGTGGAACATATCTACCAGAAACTAATTTCTATAAATCAAAGACAGGTCCATTTAAGATTTCAACACAATGTAAATTACATTACTCCAAGAAAGATAAAAATGAATCAGATGATATTGAGATGGAATATCTAAAGTTAGACCCCATACAAGATGAGGACTTTCAGGGTGTCCAGAGGTTATTAGAGACACTTGGATATGAATTTGGAGTAGATATACCACCCGTTCATATTCAATTCAAAACAAAGCACGGATTATGATAAAACAATATAGAGATACAGATTATTTCATCAGTGAAAATGGTGAGGTTTTTAGAAAATGGGGTGAGATTTATAAACCAATTAAATGTGTGGATTCTGGTAATGGTTACTTAAAAGTTAATATTTGGAAAAATGGTAAAACAAAACTAACATTAGTTCATAGATTAGTTGGTGAGTGTTTTATTCCAAACCCTGAAAATAAACCAGAGATAAATCATTGGGATGGTAATAGATTAAATAATCACATATCTAATCTGTTTTGGTCAACTCGTTCTGAAAATCAAAAACATAGCGCTGATATACTAAAGAATTATATTGGTGAATCTAACCCAAACTCTACATTAACAAATGATGATGTAGTGTGGATTAAAAAAAATTATAAAAAAGAAAAAAAATACACAATGAAATATATCGGTGAAAAGTTTGGAGTATCAGCACCAACTATTCACTCTGTAATACATAACAAAAGTTTTAAGAATATAAAATAATATGGGAGCAATAAAATTATCAGTTGAAAAAGTAAGAAACATCCGTAAGTTGTTATCAACAGGGAATTACACACACTTATCATTATCCAAGAGATATAAAGTCAGTCGTGGACACATAACCAAGATTGCCAACAAAATGAGATGGGACGAAAAGAATTATCCACAATTAAGAGATGGCGTACCACAAGAGAACAAAAGTAATATACATTGATGATGAAGAATATGTTTGGTGTTCCAAAGAACAGGACTATGTAATCCACACCGAGTTTGACTTTAACAAAAAAGGTGAATATAAATTGTTCTGTGAAAAGTGTGCTGAAATTGTTTATGATGAAAGGGTAATCAATTATTCACAGGGAGCACAAGATAGAAATGATTATGTTGAAGAACAATCAAAGATTATGTTACAAAACATTGGATATGATTACAATAGTGAGTTGAGTATTCATCAACAATTCTTAATTAAACACAAATTGATATGAAGACAAATACAATTATAGGTGGTGTAATTTACTCCACAGAACAGGTAGAAATCAAAGTTATTGATGGAGCGAAGGTTACACTCATCCATTGTGTAGAAACTCAATTAGACAAACATTGTGAGTGTTCTGGTGATATGTTTGATTACAAGTTGGACTATGATATATTCAAGGACTACCACAATTCTTTTATAAAAAATACAAAATAATTTGGTTTACTAAAAACTTTTTATTATATTTTAACTATGGGACAAACAAAAAAATTATACGAACAAATGAATTTAGACGAACTCCTTACAGAGTTCTTTAACCAAGTAAATGGTGATGAAGATTACCAATATGAGTTGTATAAAGAAAGACAACTTGAAATGGAAAAAGAAGCATACGAACAACATTTAGCAGACAGATACTAATATGAAAAAATACAATGAACTACCATTAGGGTTTGATAGAACACAACTCTATAAGGAACACGAAGCACCTATGATTAGGAGACAAACAGCGTTAAAGGAAGCACAATCGTTTTTCTCAAACAACAACATCACTTATTCAGCGATGGACTTAAAAGCGTTGTATATGAGATTTCTTAAAATGATTGAGACAGGTGATAGTGATTTCTTTGAGGGATTAGATAAGTGGTTGGAAGGTAAAAAACCTGTAGATAAGGTTCAGAACCATAACGATATTTATTAAGTATGAAAAATGAAAAGATTGAGTTCTTCACAAAGAAATTAAACTCTTTGAGAATTAAACAGGCAACATTTACCTCATCAGGATATAAGACCCCACCATATCTTGAGAAAGATATTAGATTGACTGAAATTGCGTTGAAGCAATTAAATAAGAAATAAATTAGTGATGTGGGTTCGGTGAGTTTGATGCGCTTCCGTACCATGTTGGAAATCCCGAACCTGCACACAACGGACCCATCATATTAAAGTTTCCGTTCCAACCACCACCCCTTGAAACACCCCAACCAGGTAAAGTCATATTTGCCTTAAATGCTGAATCAGTTTCTGGTGGTAATTGTCCATCATTAAGATTTCCACTAAAGTATTCAGGATACCAACCCGAGCGGAACAATAGATGTCTTCTTAATAGATTGTCTTGAAACTCCGCTTGGTTTCTTGCGTTATTCTTCAAGTATTGTAATGTCTTTAAGTCAACGGCTGAACCCTGTTCGTTCCTGTTTTGAACCAAACCAACATTCATAAACTTAACCCAAAAATTGTCTAATGCTAAATAATAACTCCAAGCAATCAATGTAGGTTGAATAAAGTTATTTAATAACTCTTTGTATCTAATCAAAGATATATCAGTATTGACTGTATTATCATCAACAATCTTTAACAGATATTCGTAAAGGTTCGTCCCGAGGCTCTCTTGCAGCATCACCATCTGACTTTGCTGTATTGCAAATCTCAATTCACTTGAATCAACATTATCTGTGATTGGAGTGTTGTCCTTTAATTTTTGCTCGCTGATGAAAAGTACATTATAGACCATTATATGATGTTGTTTTGTGTTATGGTTAAGTCAATTTCTTGACCTGGATATATCAATTCCAAAATAGGTTTTAACTCTCTATTCAAGAATTTCTGTAATGGATAAATACTTGTTGATAAGAACAATTTGAAACCTGTCTCTAATTGGTCTGCAGATGAACTGAAACCAGTTCTTTGCGGTAAACCGATAATTGAAGCATCGGGTATGTTATGACCACATAAGATTTGGTGTTGTACCAACTCAAATATTGAGGAGAAATAACCATCTTCAACATTTGTCTGTATCTGTGTAATATCAGGTTTTTGTCCTTCTTCACCATAAGATATGATTACTCTGTTGGCATTATCAGCCCCCATGTATCTATCTTCAATTTTTCTTAAGATGTTATTCTGTTCGTATTCTGAATCAGGTGGAGGCTGATTAAAATGGACCCACATACCCATACTACAACCGTTAATTATATTTGAAAGATTGTAGACAGTAATCTCGTGATTTAACTTAATATCGTTGATACAAGCAAGATATGATGGAACACCATAAAACTCACTTTGAGGACCATAAGTTCTAATGTGAATAACTTGTCTATTGGTAAAGTTTGTTGGGTCAAATTCACTAAATTCAATAATTGTTGAACCTTTTCTCCAATTAGCCCAATCCCTTGAATAAAGATATTTTGTTGATGGTTCACCTGGATGTTCAGGTTTATGAACCCTCATATACTTTGATGGAATAACATGGAAACCAGCAAGTCCTTCTTTTCTATCTTTTCTCCAAACAACCTCCAAGAACAAATTACCTGTTACAATCAACTCAAAGAACATTTGCTTGGCAACATCATTGATGTATTGTTTTGAGTTAATCTTATAGTCATTGATGTATCCTGAACCAACAGAATTATCAACACGGGCTCTTACAGCAGAGTTGTGGATTGGTGATGCGTCCAATAACATATACAACTCATTTGGAAATAAGTTGTCCACACCCCAAGATACAAAAGGTTGTCCCTTTGTAATAACCTCTTGAAATGATGTTATGGTGTTTACACCAAAGTTTAGTTTTTCAATATTTATCATCCTTCGTATATTTTATAAATATCACTTGTTCCAGAGTAAGTGATAGGTTGTGTTGATGCTGAATAGTTCACTTGAGCAATGGTCTCATAAACTACATCATAGGCAAGATTGGGGTTTGTATTTCCTGATAAAGCAGTGGATTGTTCCCATACTTTAACATAATACTCACCCTCAATTAAGTGAACATTTGTTTGTCCTGTTGTTGTAGCTCCAGTCAAAAATGCTTCAGGTTGACTGGGGTCTATTGTAATACTAAATAAGTCGTATCCAGGAGCATATCCCACACTTGGTGGTATTCTGTATGGTACAAGCCTCCAAACCTCTTGAGAGAGTTTGTGTTTGAAACTGAACAAATAACAAACAGAACCAGTCAAGTTTTTGTTTCTTGAACAGGTTGCGTTTGCGTTATTGTATCCTTCGTTTAGTATTATCATTTTTTGTTATTTCTTATGAATAGTTATGTCTTCTATTTCCGTAAATTACACTACCAAATACCTCAAAAACAAAGATGTCTGTTACATTGTTTCCAGGGTCTTTAAGTCCACCTGTGAATACAAATGTGTATCCTGTAGCAGTCCAAGTCATAGTGTGGTTTCCGTCAGTTTGTGTTTTAATCATAAATGAAGCACCATCTCTAACATTGGTAATGTTGATTGTAGATGTTCCTGTAATGTAGAATTGTGATTTAGCACCATTATTTAGATTACAAGTAAAGGTTGTACCTGATGATACTGGTTGAACTTGTGTTGATGGTGTTCTATAAGTGTGTAAGTTTTCAACATAAGTTGTGTAGTCAGCAGTTGCCGTTCTACCACTTGTACCAATCATTACAACATTTTCTTTATTTAATATTGTATTATTTTCACCACCTAATATTTGTGATTTTTTAGATGTGGTA